TACACACTCACTGCGTGTCGTAATGTAGGCTTCGAGCCTCACCGCTAGCAGTGATTCGAGGCTTGCACCAACTCCGTTGATGCTTGCGCTCGCGTGTACCGCTCACTTCGCAGATAGCGTTGGAGCAAAAATCAAAGCCACCCTTGCGGTGGCTTTTTCATTTTGTTCGTTTGATTAATCTCAAATCTCGTGGAAGAAGCATCGCTATCGTTATGATAGGACCACGAAGCTTTGGTGCGTGGATATCGTATCGCCATACAAGAGGTGGCCATGAGCAAAACGACCCGCCCAACGAAAGAAGCGCTTCGTCATTATCTCCAGCAGCGCGTTCTTGAACCAATCGTGCCGCCACCTTCACCGGAGGAAATTAGGCGACAGCTCAATTGGCATCTGCTGCCGTTGAAACGCCGCCCAGACTGGACCGATCCGGAGTAGGGCTACAAAACTAGCGAGCCGAAGAAGTCACAGTATGGGCGACTGCCGTTAGTTAAGTTTTCGATTTGCGTAGCTTCGTTAAGCCGACTAGGCCAATACCACTCAGCAACATGGCGTAGGTTGCAGGCTCCGGAACAGGCGGCAGGGTTCCACCGAAGCCGTCCAGATATGCGTATCCAGTGTGCGCTGTAGGCTGGCAGTCTGCCGCGAGCAGCGACAGTGTGAAGTCATGCCCTGATCGCGAGCTATCGATAGCCAGCTGCTCAATTTGCCAGGCCGGCGTATAGAACATATCCCCAGTGGATGTAAATCGAGTGTCTACTCCAACGCCACCGGCTCCCGCGTTGTAGCTGCGAGTAATCAGTAAGTCACCTGTTGTGGTGTCTGTCAGCGTTAAGGTCATGATGGCCGATTCATTTGCTGAGTGGCCACCGTTCTCCAGCACAGCCTTCCAAGCGAAGAAGATGTTTGGATCCGTGTAGTGGCTAACGGATTGGCTGATGGCAGTGGCGTAGCCGCCAGTGCTCGTATCTTCTGCGCGATAGGCGTAATTACCTGAGTAGACCGTTGAGCCTAGTGCAGCACCGATGTTTGGATCGATGTAGCTGGTTCCAACTATTGCACCACGAGCTCCAGCATCAGTACTGTAAGCCCCGCCTGGCAGAAATAGGGCCGGCGAAATTGTGGTGTTGTCGACGTTACCGCGGTACCCGCCGCCAGTAGTCCAACCAGCAGTACTACCGTTTTCAAATCCGCCATTGATAAAGCCACTCGCGCCGGCTGTTCCTGCGACAAGGGCAAGCACACCTGAAAGAGCAAGAGTTCGAAGTTTCATATTATCCCCATCAAATTTACGTGGTTTAGAACTGCGCCTATGAGCTGTTTGACCGCTCACTGGACAAGCATGGGATATAGATGGGATATGACTTTGAGGTCCCGCAATGTAGCGGCGGCCATCTACAAGATCTGAGGCGACGTCGAGTAGAGAATTCGCAGCACCTGCGTTAGTCCCGAGGCCGCGGCAGAGGACGAGACCGCAGGGCAGCAATACGCAGCACCAGTTTCATCGCGGTTCAGGCCTGGGCGATCCCGGGCGCCGCAAATGCCCTCATAGCTCAGATGGTAGAGCAGCGCTTTCGTAAGGCGTTGGTCCGGGGTTCGAATCCTCGTCGGGGCACCAATTCTTCCGTCTAGCGCTGCTGGACCTTTGCCGCTGGCCATGCGCTGGCGGTGCTTTTATTCGAGGTGCTTTATGGGTGTCCCTGACTTCGACTTTGGCCGCCTGATCGTCAGCTGTGTGGCTGTCGGTGCGGTCCTCGGCGCCGCTGTCATGCTCGGACTGCCGTGGCTATGGGGTGCCGTAAAACCTCTGCTGCACGCTGCGACGGCCTAATCATGCGCAACATCGTCACCCCGAACCAGTTCTACACGGCGCTGCAGGCGCTGCTCGGCCTGCCGGATCATTGCATCTCGTTTGAACTGCGCGCGGCAGCCGGCCAGTTTGGAGTCACCGTCACGTGCGAGCATTACGTCGCGCTCGACGCGCCCGGCATCAAGCAGCTGGAGTCTGTGCTCAGCGCGTATGAGTTGGTGCACAAGCCGGCCCTGCCGTCGCTCGGTACTGAAGAGTTTCAGGTGGTGGACTTTGAAGAGTGGATGCATCGGCGCACCGAGCGCGCCCACCGCGAGCTCATGGATCGCACATCCCGGCTGCCAGCATGAGCATGCTCGCCATCATGATGATCCTGTGGGGCGTTGACCGCTCCACGCCGGTGCCGCGCGCACCGAAATCCCCGAACGCAGCCACCTGGCCATATAAGTAACACGTGCGGACCGTCCATCGCGCTCCAGCGGGCGGGCTTGAAAAGCGGGCGCAGTCGCTGACGACACATGACCGGGTGGATCCGGCCGCCGAGTGCAGATCACCGCTCCCGGCGGTTCCAGCCCGGAGCGGGCGGCGACAACCAGAAAGAACACGATGAACAAACACCAGCACCATACGAACAATGCGGTGCTCGGTGCACTCAAGGACTGGGACCAGGCGCAGTTGCCATGCGACGCGCTACCGATCACCCGCATCGACGTAGAGGGCATGCCTGCCTTGGTGAGCTACTGGAAGCCGTCCGAGAACGAGCTGACCATGCTGGCCGCCGGCGGATCGGTCGCTCTTACCGTGCTGGGCGTGACGATGCCGTCTGTGATGCTGGCGGTCGACCCGTTGTAATGGCAAAGAAGGCCGCCGCGCCTGGCTGGGCCAGGCCGATGCCGCCCCAGAGCTTCAGTGACCCGCTGAGCGCTCGCTACGCGCCGGCACCGGAGGTGCTGAATTGGGCGAGGGCTGAGATCCTGAGCGAAGGCGGCCAGCTGCACAACCCCGACCACGCCCACATCGAGTACTGCGATGTGCAGTTCCTGTGGGCGCCGGCCGGGTTCAACAAGCAGGGCCGCACCGTGATCGGCCAGTGCGAAGAGATGCTGTTCCGCTGCGGACCGTGGCAGAAGGGCCGCCAGCAACAGCAGATGGCCGACTGGTTCGGCATGGTGCCGGATTACCTGATCACGCTGGACGCCAGCTACTGCCTGACCTGCAGCGACGCCGAGTTTTGTGCACTGGTGGAGCACGAGCTGTACCACATCGGCCAGGAGCAAGATGCTTTCGGCTCTCCAGCATTCACCAGGGACGGCATGCCGAAGCTGATGATAAAAGGGCACGACGTCGAGGAGTTTGTCGGCGTGGTTCGCCGCTACGGCATAGGCCACCCGGACGGCGCACTAGCCCAACTGGTTGCCGCTGCAAACGCCGCCCCGGAGGTGGCAAAGATCAACATAGCGAGGGCGTGCGGCACCTGCTTGCTGAAGGCTGCGTGAGCTTTACGCACGCTTTACCGGAAGGCAACATATGGCCGCACTCAAAGACGAGGTAAAGCTGTTCATCGTCCAAGCGCTGGCTTGTTTCGACACGCCGACGCAGGTGGCGCGGGCAGTAAAAGAAGAATTCGGGCTCGATGTGCTCCGCCAGCAGGTGGCGTGCTACGACCCAAACTGCTACGTCGGCCGCAACCTGAGTGAGAAATGGCGCACGGTGTTCAATGACACCCGGGCCAAGTTTCGAGATGAGGTGGCCGAGATTCCGATTGCAAGCCGAGCCTTCCGTCTACGCGCGCTGGCCAGGATGGCGCAGCAGGCTGAGGGCATGCGCAACATTGCACTGGCGGTATCGGTGATCGAACAGGCCGCCAAGGAAGTTGGCGACATGTACGTGAACAAGAACAAGGTGGAGCAGACTGACCAGCCAGCTACACCGGTCCAGATCGTCATTGGTGTAAAAGACGCCGCGAAGCATGATGACGCCGGATCTTGAGCTAAACATCCCGCAGGCCGCTTTCCTCAACCTGCCGCACAAGTACAAGGCCTACGTCGCCGGCTTCGGCTCGGGTAAAACCTTCGTCGGCTGTATTGGCATGTGCATGCACTTCTGGCAGTGGCCGGGCATCAGCCAGGGCTACTTCGCGCCGACCTACCCGCAGATCCGTGACATCTTCTATCCGACGATGGAGGAGGTCGCAGAGAAGATGGGCTTGCGCATCAAGGTCAAGCAGGGCGATCACGAAGTCGAGGTTTATCAGGGGCGGCTTTACCGCGGCACGGTGATCTGCCGCTCAATGGAGAAGCCCGAAACGATCGTCGGATTCAAGATCGGCCACGCGCTGATCGACGAGCTGGATGTGATGCCGATGGTGAAGGCGCAGACGGCCTGGCGCAAGATCATCGCGCGGATGCGCTACAAGGTGCCGGGCCTGCTGAACGGTATCGATGTGACGACGACGCCGGAAGGCTTCAAGTTTGTCTACCAGCAGTTTGTGAAAGCGGTGCGCGACAAGCCGGAGCTGGCCGCGCTCTACGGCCTGATCCAGGCCAGCACGTTCGACAACGAGCTGAACCTGCCAGACGACTATATCCCGTCGCTGATGGCTAGCTATCCGCCGGCGCTGATTGATGCGTACTTGCGTGGCAAGTTCACCAATCTGACGAGCGGCAGCGTGTACCCAGACTTTGATCGCGTGCAGAATCGCTCGACCGCGATCATCCTGCCTGGCGAGCCGCTGCAGGTGGGCATGGACTTCAATGTCAACAACATGACGGCGTGCGTGAACGTGGTCCGCGACGGCCTGCCGCTTACGCTTGCCGAGCGCGTGAAGGTGCGCGACACGCCGGCCATGGCCAAGATCCTGAAGGAAGACTTCAAGGACAAGGGCCACCAGGTCAAGATTTATCCGGATGCCTCTGGCGCCAACACCACCAGCAAGAACGCCAGCGAGTCCGACCTGTCGATCCTGCGGCAGGCTGGCTTCCAGATTGAGGTCAATCCGGCAAATCCAGCCGTCAAGGACCGGGTCAACGCCTACAACGGCATGATCCTGAACGCTGACGGTGAGCGCCGCTGGAAGATCAACACGGACCTTTGCCCAACCACCACCGAGGCGCTCGAGCAGCAGGTCTGGGGCGCGGACGGCCAGCCCGATAAGAAATCAGGCCACGACCACCCGAACGACGCCAACGGCTACTTCATTGTGAAGCGGTACCCAATCGTCAAGCGCACCGGATCGTCCGCGCCGCTCAGAATTTAAAGCAAGGAAGCCATGGCCAAGGTCAACGATATTTCAGCTGCTGTCGCGGCAATGCAAGAAGACTGGGCGAAGATCGATGCGCTTGTCGGCGGCACGAAGGCGATGCGCGCGGCCGGCGTCAAGTTTCTACCAAAGTTTCCTGCAGAGGACCAGGAGAGCTACGACTACCGCCTGGCGACGTCGACGCTGTTCAACGGCTTGGGCCGCACGCTGGAGAACATGGCTGCCAAGCCGTTCGCCGAGGCCATCACGTACACCGACATCGACCCCGTCGCCGAAGAGTGGCTGGAAAACATTGACCTGAGCGGCAATAACCTGACCGTGTTCGCGCACAGCGTGTTCACCGAGGGCATGGCGAAGGGTTTGACCCACATCCTGGTCGACATGCCGTCGACAGTGGACGCCGAAGGCCGCCAAAAGTACATCACCAAGGCCGACGAGAAGGCCGCTGGGCTGCGCCCGTACATGATCCACGTCAAGCCAGGCCAGGTGCTGGGCTGGCGCAGCACCAAAGGCTTCGACGGCGTCGAACGGCTGACCATGCTGCGCATGATGGAGTGCGTCGAGGAAGACGACGGCGAGTTCGGCGTGAAGTCAGTGCCGCAGGTGCGCGTGCTGATTCCGGGTGCTTGGGCGACCTACCGCGAGGACAAGCAGAAGAGAGGCGAATGGGTACTGTTCGAAGACGGCCGCACCTCGATCGACTTCATTCCGCTGGTCACGTTCTACACGAAGCGCACCGGTTTCATGACCGCCGTGCCGCCGCTGCTGGACCTGGCTGACCTGAACATCAAGCACTGGCAGTCGTCCAGCGATCAGGACAGCATCCTGCACACAGCGCGCGTGCCGCTGCTGTCCATCACAGGCCTGCAAGACGATGACAAAGTCGAAATCGGCGCCAAATCATTCTTGCGTTTGCCGATGGGCGCAGAAGCAAAGTACGTCGAGCACACCGGTGCAGCGATCTCCGCTGGACGCGAATCGCTGCAGGACCTGGAGAACCAGATGCGCGCCATGGGCGCCGAGCTACTGGTCGAGACGCAGGTGGCCAGCACCGCGACCCAGAACACCATCGAGGACGGCGAGGCCAAGTGCCAGCTTTCACGGATGGTCCAATCGGAGGAGGACACGTTCGACAACGCACTGGACATGATGCATCGGTGGATGAACTTGGAGTACAAGGGGGCGGTCGACATCTACGACGACTTCTCGTCCGATGCGATTTTGGCCACGGCAGGTCCGTTCGTGCTGGCGCTGATCCAGTTGGTGAACAACAGCCTGCTGGACAAGGAATCGGCTTTCGAGGAGATGCAACGCTACGGCATCATTAATCCAGATAAGGTCTGGAAGGACGTGCAGGCGAAGCTGGAACTGGAAGGGCCAGTTTTCGATGCGCCGATGCCTGGCGCACCAGCACCTGCTACAACGCCCGCACCGGCGGATGAATAATGAGCGCGCTCGAGCAATGGCTGCTGGAACTTCTGCTTGGTAACGGCATCAAGATGCTGCGAGCCGAGGCGGAGATCAAGGCCAAGGTGCTGGCCCTGCTGGTGCTGATGCAGAAGGATCTGGTCAGCGTGCTGGCCAACGCCGGCGAACTGTCGGCGATGGGCAAGCAGGCCAAGGCCGCGCTGCTGCGCGAATCGAACGACCTGATCGCTGGTCACTACGGCAAGGCGCTAGTGCAGTTAGACCTGTTCGGCGTGGCCGAGGTAGAAGCGCTGGGCGTGAAGAAGGCGCTGGCCACCGTGATCGAGCGCGCGGCACCGGGCTACATCAGCGCCGAAATACGCCTGGGCCTGAGCATGCCGTCCGAGACCTACCTGAAGAAGCTGGTCAGCGACGTGCTGATCCAGGGTTCGCCGGCCAAGAGCTGGTGGTTGCGCCAGCAGCAGGAC